TGCACATCTAAATATTTTACCGCAGTTACATCCTTATCAGTAAGTTCAGGCATTAATGAGTGTATTTGCTCTGCTGAATAACCATATCTAATATCTTTACTTTCATCACTTTTCCTTGTGTATTTTATTACATCAATGTCTAATGCAAGTAATGGGTTAGTGGCTATAATGTCTTTACCCTTAATTGAAGAACTTTCAAAGAATGATGTTGCGGTAACTGAACTTGTAAAAGTTGCTGCTCCTGTGGATGCTATGGTAAGTCTTGTAACACTATTTGTTATAAAATTTAATTGCTCACTACTTGCAGATGAAATACCTGTTGTTGTTGTACTTATTTTTAAACAAGGAATAGTTGTATTACCACCATCTGCTACAAACAATGCCCCACTAAACCTTCCTGTACCATTAACATCTAGCTTGTAGCCTGCATCGGTTGTTGTATTAATAGCAAAATTTCCCGTTGTAAATAAAGTAACATCATTAGAACCACCTGAATTTAATGAAAGTCCAATAGGTAGTGCATTTGTAGAAAAACAACCTTGTGCAGAAGTATAAAATAATGAACCTTTAAATGAGCTATTTATATAACCCCTAAATTGTGCTTGTGAACCTGTTGCACCATTTGCAGTAAAAAATGCACCTAATGCTGAAGAAATACCATCTACTTGTATATTTTTATATGCACCTCCTGATAGAGAAGTAGTTGCACCTACAACTAAATCCCCATTAGTTCCTAAAGTCATTGCTTGGGTAAAGGTTATAGCGTTACCTGCCGTTCCTGAAGGTGCTACTGACCAAGAATGTATTCCATCTACTTGCTTATACCTTGTAGAAGCCGCACTATTTGTATATATATAATTAGATGCACTTGCAGTACCTATATAAGCATTTGTTAATATCTCTGTTGCACCATTATATGAAAAATCACTTGCAAATGTAGACCAACTTGTAATCTGCATTGCTCTATAACCTGTATTCCACGCACTCGGTGTAACTCCTAATCCTAAATTGCCTGAAGAATCTAATTTTAATACTTCAGTTCCATCTCCCTTTTGCCAAGCAAAGTCAGTTGCTCTATATGATGCACTTACATTTGCAGAAAGAGCATCATTTAGATAGTTAATTCTTAAAGCAGTTCCACTTGTTTGAAAATATGCATTATAGCCACTTGTAGGTCTTATTGTAACATTATTTGTTACTGTTAATGCACCACTAAAACTTGCACTTGTTCCACCCAACGCACCTGTTAAAGTTCCCCCTGTTAATGGTAGGTAAGCACTTAAAGAACTTGTTAAAGCTAATGTACCTGTTGCTGATGGTAGCGTATATGTACTTGACCCGTTTGTAATTGTTGAGCCTAAAGTAAGCTGACCTGTAAAGTTAGCTGCACCTGTATCGGACATTGTAATAACATTGCTGCCTTGTTTTTGAATTGTAAAAGGTGCTGAAGTAGATGCAGTTTCGTTATTTATAATAATGCCATACCCTGCTCCACTTGATGCTATATTTAAAGCCCTACCTGCTGAATGAGTAATTTTTAAACCATCACCACTAGCACCGCTTAATGTAATACCTACACCTATGCCACTTCCTCCATTTGTAAATGTAGAAGTAGTGCCTACAATAGCACCTGTCATAGTTCCACCTGCCAAAGGCAGATACGCACCTAAATCACTTGTAAGTGCCAAAGTTCCTGTTGCATTAGGGAATGTATAAACATAACTTGATGCAGCTTGAAATTGCAATTTTGAAATATTTACATCATCTGCTATTACCAAATTATTACTACCTGCTGCTGCATAAATATTAGACCAAACACCACTTGTAGATGAAGGAGTATTGCCCTTTACTAAAGCTGCACCATAATTTAAAATTATAGAATTGCCAAGTGTATTATTAAAAGTTGCTGAACCTGTAAATGTTGCAGCGCCAGTAAAAGTTTTAGCACCTGCTATCGTTTGAGTTCCTGTTGTAATCAATCCTCTTGCAGTTGCACTCGCATCAGGAATGTTAAAAGTATGTGTAGCCGTTGTACTTGAGATATTGAAATCCGTTCCACTTGTTCCTGTTTGAAAGTATTGAACTTGTGCAGTCAAACCATTTAACGCAGTAATACCTGTACTGAAAGTTGTTATAATTTGACACAAATGACCATCTTGAGTATGAATAGTTGTAGTCTTACCACCGCTATTTGTAGCGTATAATTTAACCGCTAACCTATCCGTTAAAGTTAAACTTGTAGCAGGAACTGCCATTGCAAATGTGTAAAGATTCAAAGTAGTACCATCGTATATAATCTCATTGCTACTTGTAGCAATCAAAGTGAAAGTCGTTCCATCGTAAACATAAAGTTCTGCGTACATCTGCGGAGTACCACCATTTGCACTCATTGAAGCATAAATCTCATAGTTCCAATTTCCTGCTGGTATGTTTAATTGTGCAGGGTCGTTAGCATCCGTTAAGAAAGCTACTATAAAACCATCCCCTGATTTAGCGAAATCAACCCCTGTTCCTATCACCGCAGTTTTACTCATTTCATAATAAGTAGTACCACCAATAGTGCCTTGACTTGTTCCTCCGTTAAGATAATACGAAACCGAAGAACCGCCACCGCCACTTGAAGGGAAATCTGCTAAAGTACCATCTCCCCTGATATATTGTGAAGCAACACCTGCTCCTGTTACTGCAATCGTTCCATTAGCCGTTAATGGGCTATTTGCGACACTAAAAGCACTCGGCATAGATAAACCTATGGAAGTGATTAATGTAGGGAATGTGGTCAAGTTTCCTGCTCCGTTTACATATTGAAGATTTGTTCCGTTGAATCCTATATTAATCGTTCCGCTTGTAGTAATTGGTGAGCCTGTGATATTTAAACTATCTCCGCTTTCAGTAACCGCAACACTCGTAACTGTACCTGTTGCTCCCGAAGCCCTTTGCCAAATAGAACCTGAATAAATAACTTGGTCGCCTACTACAAAAGCAATCGCACCAGCACCAAAGTCAACAGTTCCTGCAACATTACATAAATAAACATCTCCTTGATTTCCTGTGCCATTTACAAGGGTTGGTGTGTTAGTCGCAGCACTCCAAGTACCTTTATACTCCATTACGGAGTTAGGTAATTGACTTACTAAAATCTTACCATTGACATCAAGTCTTGGTACACCATTTGCAACATCAAATCCTAATGAAGTCAATACCCCACTTGTTCCAATAATTACATCTTGTAAATTTCTCACTTTCGCACCTGCTGAAACAACTATTTGATTTGCCATCTTATATTAATTTATAACTAAATTATTGAAATAATGCCCTAATAAACTCCCCACTTTCTAATACCCTTCCAAATGTCAAAATACCTGTTGCACTTACCCATTTAACTTGCTCGTCAACTGGTGTTCCTGTAATCAATATTTGTTGAACATCAATACCACCACGAGAAACATAAAGACAAGCCTTACCTATCATATCCGTATATGTGATTGTAGTTTCGCCACCAGCTGCAACAGTTCCCTTTGTGTAAACCGCACCACCAGCAACAATAACTGTTCCACTTGGACTGATTGTTGTTCCTGTTGTACCATAAGCACCTGTACCCTGTAACGATACACTATACGTTGCTATGTCTTTATAAGGTGCGTTAATTTGTAAACTTGTTAAATTACAATTACCACTAATCACTACCAACCCATCAACTCCATTATCAATAACAAACTTTACTAAAATTGTAGTTCTATTTTGTTGCTGCTGAAGTAAGAATAAATATCCATATCCATTTAACGTTACAAGTCCATCGCAATTAACAGTCCAAGTTGCAGTATCGTTTTTGTATTCTCTATACCACGCACTCGTTTGAGATGTTACCTCTTTTTGGTCTACATTAACACTAAATGTGCAATTTGTAGAACACGAAAAAGCAATATCTCTACCTGCTGGGTAAGTTACCGAAGGAGGTTCAAAATAATACAACATTATATTTTTGCCCTGTACATTGTTTGCCATAATTACAAATTTAAGTATATATTCCTATTATCACCCCATCAATCCTTATTTGATAAACTTTTGTATTAGGAAATACTGTTACAACCTTATACCATAAATATTCTCCATCAAAAGGAACTGCTCCATCTCCATCTTCATAAAATACATCTCCATAATCAGGGTCAGTTATTCCATTTA